CCCGCCGACGCCGCCTATGATCCGACCGATCCCCAGATTTCCTGGCAACTCGCGCGCTTTATCGAGAATGTGCGCGCCGTTTCGCTCGATCCCGTGCTCATGCGCCGTGCCTGGCTGCAGGCTTATGATTTCACCAGTGATCGCGGTGCCCTCTATCTCAATGACTATGCGCGCGCGCGCCAGCCATTTTCCCGTATCGGCGATCGCACCGTCTCGGTCCAGGTGACCAGCGTTCTGCGTGCGTCCGATCGATCCTTCCAGATCAAATGGTCCGAGACGGAATATGAGCGCGGCGCTCGGACCGGCACGTCGCGGTGGACCGCGCTGCTGACCATTTCGCGCCAGCGGCCGATCTCCGCGGACCGGCTGCGCCGCAATCCGCTGGGCATCTACATCGATGCGATCGACTGGAGCCGCGAACTCGATGATGGCGAACCAGTGTCGCCGCCGGTCGATCAGACCAATGCACCGTCGGTGCATATGCCCTCAACCGATTTCGGGAACATGGAGGCACGGACATGAAGCAGGCTTGGTTTTCAGCTTTCGCCATCGTCTCGCTCGCGCCCTGCCACGCGTTGCACGCAGAGACGCGGTCCGAAAGCGCCGCGACCGTCAGCAGCACTGTGTTAGGCGCGCCGGAGCGGGCTGCTTCGGGACAGCTCGCAGGCGCATTCCAGATCTATCCCTATGTCGAGGGAACGATCTATCGCATCATGACCGCGCCGGAACGCGTCACCGACATCGTGCTTCAGTCTGGCGAGGCACTGGTCGCTGTCGCGAGCGGTGACACTGCGCGCTGGGTGATTGGAGATACAAGCAGCGGATCGGGCACGGAAAAGCGGACGCACATCCTGATCAAGCCGGCCAGCCCCGGCCTGCGGACCAATCTGCTCGTGACGCCCGATCGACGAAGCTATCATCTCCTGGTGACCAGCGCGCGGGAAACTGCGCTTGCCGGTATCTCCTGGACCTATCCCCGCGATGCCCTGATTGCCCTGCATGAGGACGAGCAGGCCCAGCGTCGCGCCGAGCCCGTCGCGTCGGGGCTCACGCTTGAAAAGCTAAGCTTCGACTATCTCATTTCCGGCGACCAACCGGCTTGGCGACCCTTGCGCGCATTTGATGACGGGCGGCAGACCTATATCGAATTCCCGCCGACAATCGGGGTCGGCGAGGCGCCACCGCTTTTCCTCATCTCGCAAGGCGGTGAAGCGCAACTGGTCAATTACCGCATGCGCGAGCGCTATTATGTTGTCGATCGGCTCTTCGATCAGGCCGAACTGCGTCTGGGCACAAAGCGCCAGCAGATCGTGCGGATCACCAGGCGCGATCCACTCTCAAGAAAGGCGCGGCCATGAGCGAGGTGGCTGAACGCGCGCCGAAGGCTGACGGGCATGACGCGGCGGAGTTGCCGGACGTCCAGGAAAAGGTCGATCCTGAAACCCTGGCACTTCGTGCAAAGCCGCCGCGGACCATCCGCTTTCGCAAAAATGCACTGATCGGCGGCGCAGTCGGCGTAAGCCTGCTTCTGGCTGCGGCGGGTTGGTTTGCCCTGGAGCCCGGCAAGCTCAATCTCGCCCCCGCGCTGAAGGAAGTCCAGAGCAAGGGGGAGGGCGGGAACGAGACGCTTGCCGGACTGCCCCGCAACTATGCTGACGTGCCTCAACTCGGTCCGCCGCTTCCGGGCGATCTTGGCCGCCCCATATTGCGCAAGCAGGCGCAATTGGAGCAAGGACCGCAGGACGGCCCGACCGGCGCCGCAGCCCTTCGAGATGAGCAGCTTCTGGAAGCCAGAATGGCGCGCGAGCAGGCGGCCGCCGACCAGCGTGCGGCTCGGCAATCCGATCTGATCGCGACAGCCGCCGAGAACAAAGGAACCGCGGTCCGTCCGTCCGTTGGTGCGCTGTCCCAAGAGCAAGTCTCGCTGCCTGAGCCGACGGGGCAAACCCAGCCCGCATCGGGAACACAGGAAGCAAAGGCGCTCTTTCTCAAGGACACGGACAGAGGCGCGGATCTCAATCCGCGCAGCCTGACGGCTGCCCCATCGCCATATATGCTGTCCGCAGGATCGGTCATTCCTGCCAGCCTCAGAACCGGACTGCGATCGGATCTTCCTGGTCTCGTGGTCGCGCAGGTTACCGAGCATGTCTATGACAGCGCCACGGGCCGCATCCTGCTCGTCCCCCAGGGCGCGCGGCTGATCGGGCGATATGACAGCGTCGTGGCATTCGGCCAGAGCCGGGCGCTCATTGTCTGGCAGCGGATCCTGTTTCCTGACGGCAAATCGATCGGACTGGATAATGCGCCTGCGACAGATGCTGCGGGTTATGCCGGCCTTGAAGACAAGGTGGATTTCCACGGCTGGCAATTGCTCAAGGGCATTGCCGCCTCTACGCTGCTGGGCGTAGGCGCCAATTTGAGCTTCGATGGCGAGAGCGATCTTGTCCGGGCTTTGCGAGAATCTGCTCAGACCAATAGCGCGCGAGCCGGCGATCAGATCACTGGCCGCAATCTGTCAATCCAGCCGACGATAACGATCCGACCCGGCGTGCATGTGCTGCTGCTGGTCCATCGCGACCTCATTCTCTCACCCTGGCAGGAAGGAAACCCCACGCCATGATCGAGCTCAAGCTTCCCAGGATACCCGACCGGACGCCGGTCAAAATCACCATCGCCATCATGCCCGGGTTGCATGACGCCCTGCGCGATTATGGCGCGTTCTACGAAAAGGCCTATGGCAGAGAGGAGCCGGTTGCCGAGCTCATTCCCGCCATATTGGCAGCCTTTCTCGATAATGACCGGGCTTTCGTTCGTGCGCGCGAAAGCCTCAAGCGCGATCGCCGCGACTAGCGAAAAGCTCGCCCATGTCGGACGATCCCCGCATACTTACCTTGCGACAGGCCGCCGCTTTCCTTGCCCTTCACCCCAATACGGTTCGCTCGCTTGTGCGCGCCGGGCAGCTTCCAGGAGCGAAAACCGGGCGCAACTGGCGCTTCATCGCGACCGACCTTGTTGCCTGGATTCGGACCCGCTATCCTGAGCGCGCACGGGTGCAGTTGAGTGCCGACGATAAGGAGGCAACATGGCACTCTATCGACGTGCAAGCACATATTATGTCAAACTCACAGCACCAGACGGAACGCCAGTTAGACATTCTGCTGGAACGACCGACCGGAAAAAGGCCCAGGAATATCACGACAAGCTGAAGGCCAGGCTGTGGGACATTGCCAAGCTCAAGGAAAAGCCGTCCCGGACCTGGGACGAGACGGCTTTGCGGTGGCTAAAGGAAAAGAAGCACAAGAAATCCTATCAGGATGATGTGTTCCGGATCCGGTTCTTCACCCGTTTCCTGCGCGGCAAGACATTGGATATGGTGAGTCGGGACATGATCGACGGCATCATTTCGACCCATCTCTCCGCAAAGGCAGCGCGGACCCGAGACCTTTATGTGGGGCTCATAAGAGCCATGTTTCGGATCGCAATGCGGGAGTGGGAGTGGATCGACACGATGCCCGCGTTCAAGACCTACGGGAAGGGCTTGGAGCCTCGCGTGCGGTGGTTGACCCGCCCGCAGGCCGATCGTCTTCTTGCAGAGCTTCCGGCCCATCAGCAGGACCTGATGCTGTTCGCGCTCGCGACCGGGCTTCGGCAGGGTAACATCACGGGATTGACCTGGGATCGGGTCGATCTTTCCCGTCGGATCATCACGATCGAGCATGGGGACACGAAAAATGGCGAAGCTTTGGGCGTCCCGCTCAATAATCTCGCTCTATCGGTTCTCGAACGGCAGTCAGGGCGTCATCCGACTCGCGTTTTTACCTATCAGGGGAAGTCCATCAGGCAGGTGAATACGAAGGCCTGGAAGAACGCCGTCAAGCGGGCAGGGATCAAGGATTTCCGCTGGCATGATCTGCGCCACACCTGGGCGAGCTGGCTTCGGCAGAATGATGTGCCCACCTGGGTGCTTCAGGAACTGGGTGGCTGGAAATCTGAGGTGATGGTGCGCCGTTACGCGCATATGTCAGTGAAGCATTTGCAGCCCTATGCCGACCAGCTGATTTTCAAGGACACAGAAGCGGCGAGCCAAGTGTCTGAGAAGATAGAGGCGGGTGGACACAAAAATGGACACAGGGCAGGGCCTCCGCGGCTCTACCTTGTGGAGTGAGTTCGGTAACTCACTGATACGACTGTGAGAAAATGGTGAGTCCAGCTGGGTTCGAACCAGCGACCTACTGATTAAAAGTCAGTGCAATATCCAATCATTTCAATGCCTGTTCCGCTATATACACGATCTGTTCACGGACGCTATCCTGCGGCGTTGCCGATTTTGTCGGAATGAAGCAATGTCAGTTGCACAGTGATGCGTTGGAGACGATCTGATGGATAAAGATGCTGAAATCAGGATGCTAAAGCAGCGCGTATCGACGCTCGAAGAAGCGATCGGCGATCTCTATAGCGCTCTCAATGAGCTGGCCGCGAAGGCCGGCATTGCCCAACGGCAGCGGCCAAAATCACCCTATGAAAGTGACCGTTCCTAGCTTCGGCAACGGCCGCCTGCTTTTCGTGGTAAAATATCGCAGAATTCGTCAACAGGCTCGGCTGGCACGGCGTGCGGCCGGCGCATCATCTCGCCGCGGCTGGTCGACTGGGGCAGGGTAGGGGCGGCCCCATCTGTGGCAACCCGGATGATCGCCCCGAAGCAGTCCGCCTTGTGGAAGATCGCCTTGATGTCTGGCAGCAGATTGCGCGCCCAATCGGCATGAGAGGGGCTGACATAGCCGATCTGTCGCCCGCGCTGCGAATAGACCGAAACGGCCGGCACGCCTTCGACCAGCCGCTTGAGCGCCCGAAGCGTGACACGCTCCCCGGCTGTGCATCGATCGATCTCCGCCTGGCGACGCGGCGCGCAGTCGGTGCGGAAGTCCGCGCCAACGATCGCCAGCCCGATCGACGGGGTGACCGCCGTCGGCGGAAACGGTCGACCATTATCCATCATGGAATATCATCCACTTTAATCCCCGCCGTCCGCAGTTGATGGATGACGCCGTTCAAGCTGGCGGTCCTGCTCGCACTTCGGCCAAGTTCGTTCTCGCTTTCGCCGGCGTCCCAGAAGGTGTGCAGCGGCCATTGCTCGCGCATATATGGTCGCAGGCACCGCAGAGCCAAGCGAACTGCATCCGTCCGGATTACTTGCTGCGAGCCGTCATCGCGAGCACTGGCGAGGATCTGAAGCGACAGTTTGATGATAGCGATGTCGTTCTTGTTTTGCGTCGGCATGCGCGGAACATAATGCGAACGGCGTTGATTCGCATAGACGCCGAATCGTCCGCTCTGGTTGCTACGCCTCGCCGAGGTCGCTATTCCCGCCAGACCCCTGGCGCGGTCCATCGTCATAGCGACGCGTGTCAGGGGCACCTTTGACAGCGCGCACCAGTGCCTTAGCGCCAGCCACCACATAGCCCAGCGCCTCGAACGCGAGACCGACCTTGCCAGCGGTGCGGGTGATTTTGCCGAGGCCCATCAGGACAGCCCGGTCATACAAAGCCGATATTCATCAGCCCGCCGGTTTGCCAGGCCGCGCACCGTCTGGAGCTTGCCCCCGACACGCGCCTTGTCCCACAGCTTCAGGCCGGCGCACCCGCCGGCGAAGTTGCGCTGGTCGAACCGCTTGTCGGCCGTCGATCCGCAATAGGCGGTGATGCCGATATTGTAGGCCAGCGACGTCGCGGCGGCGAGCTGGTAGGGACGATCGGCAATGGTGGGCGTGCAGCGCGCTACAGGCTCAGCGAATTCCTTCACGGCCTTTCCCAGCATGTCGCGGCACTGCTGATCGCTGTACCGCTTCATGGCGACGCGCGTCTCGCCGTAGCAAACCGTGGGGATGCCAGCGATATCGATATAAGGGTCGTTTCGCTTCCCTTCCCAGGACGCGATAAGGGGAACGGCGAGGACAAGCGCAGCCGCTATGCCCGCGCCGGCAACTTTCTTGCCGGTGGCCATGATGATCTCCGATTTTACGTGGGTTTACAGTTTGTCGCGCAACCGTTCGACCTGGTGCGAATTTTCACGCACGTCGTCGCGCAGGCGGTAGACCGCCTCAGTCATTTCCTTGATGCTATCGGTGAGCATCAACATTGATGTGTTGTCCATGATGATGCCGCCAGCCAGGCGAACACCCGCATCAGGCTCATCGCTGTCAGCCTTCTGCCGGCCCTTCAATATTCCGGCGATCGCTGCGCCGATGAAGCCGCCTGCACCCAAGATCATTGCAACGATCCCTTCCCCGTCAACGCCTTCCAACATTTTGCAGCAAGCTCCTCTGGGCGTGATCGCGGTTTTTTCCTGCTACTGGGATGTCGCTGGCGGCGCGGTAGGCGGAAGCGATATCGGCCAGGAACAGCCAGAAATATGTGACTATGCCGGTGTTAGGCAGGCCGCTTCGCACCATCCCGTAGACGATGTTGGCGAGGACGAAGGCGCTGATGGCGCTGGTCGCAAGCCTGATCGCTGGCGTTCGTGTGTAAGCGCCGTTGATGAATAGGGCGGCCATGCGGATCAGACCGACGATGACGGCCAGCAGGCCCCATACGCTGGCTGGCGGTGCGCCCGTCCAGTCGGTGATTGCTGCCAAGCCGGCGAACAAGGCGGCGGATTCCGGATTGCTGAACATCTGGGGGTGAAGAGCCACATACACGCCCCAGCATGTCAGCCACCCCGCGTTTTGCCATTCAGGCAATCGCGCGGGGAAGTGATATTTGAGGGATTGGATCAGCATCAGCTTGATCCACGGCCTAGAGAAATGTTCACAGGCGTCTCCATTATGAAATTTGATGAGCGGCAAGCGTCTAACGGCCGAGCGATCCTGCTCACCGGAGAAGATCATGCCAGACGACGTAAGGTCCGCCCTCGAACGCTTTCAGCTGTTTCTTGGCAAACATGTCGATGGCGGCGTGATTGATGAAGAGAGCGGCTTCACCGCGGCCAATGGCCAACTTCTGGCCGCTGAATTTCAGATGGCTCATTATCAGGAGCCGCTCGACGAAAATCCGATCGACTAAATGCGACAGGCCAGGACAGTCGCCCTCAATTGATGGTGGTGACGGTCCCTGAAGAGTCCTTGCGCTTGAACTTGTGGTCGGCACTGTCGATGAATAGCGTCTGGGTGCCGGCCGCCGGTGTCGCGATCGCCGAAGACGCCGCCTCCTTCAGCGTCAACCCAGCCCCCAGAATCGAATTGGCATAGCCCAGGCTGATGACGGCCCCGTTCGCATCGCGCCATTTGAGATCGCCGTTATCACCGAATAGCAGGCCGCCGCCCGTCGGGTTGGACGTCGGCGGGATCGTTGCGTTCTTCAGATAGACGACACCTTTGCCGCCGCCCGTCTGTGCATCCCCAAACAGACCCACCGCCTCGCTCGCCTTGACCGCGATCATGGTGTCGTTGGGACTGTTTACGCCTTCGACGCCGGTTATGCGCAGCTGGCGGCTCGCGTTGTTCAGGCCGATCGAATAGGCTTGGATGCCATCCAGTATATATTTGGTCTGCGCATCATCGCCGCCGAGCGGGCGCCGCAATACGACATCCCCGATCTTGTCCACCGCATAGACGGCGCGTGGCGCATTGCCGCCGCCGAAGAACCGCCACATGACGTAGGCATAGCGATCGACTGCCGCCTGATCGGTCATGTAGCAATCATAGAATCGGGCCGCCGAAGCGTTCGCGGCGATGCATCCGTAGGCATTGGTCAGATTGGCCGTTCCAGCGCTGATAGCCTGAAACGAAGCTTTGCTCGTCGCAGTGGCATAGAAGGGCTGACCAGACCCGTTATTCTCGATCCGATTTTCATAGCCGGTAAACATGCCGTCGCCGCCATGCTGGATCGCAGAAAGTGCGCTGACCCCCCAAGACCGGCCCAGCAAGTTGCCCGCCATGATCTGCGACTGGATTTCCACGCCGACGACATCGCGGAAGTTGAGCAGCACCGGATCCTGCGTTTCGCTACCGACAGAGCTATAGATCGACGGATCGTAATTGTCGGCCTTCAGGATCAGGGCGGCCTTTTCATAGTCGACGCTGTGGGTACCGCTTGGTTTGCCCTCGATGCTGAGCATTGCTGTGAATCGATTGTCGGACACATCACTCTGCAAGCCGCCCAGGATGAAAGACTGGCGGCGAGCGGCTTCGTCGGTGGTCGGGAGATATTTGGTGCCAGTGACGTTGGCGCCGACGCCGAAAAACCCTCTGTTCAGGACATTGACGTTGGTGTTGAGCCGATACTCGCCGGTCGGGCCAAGAATGACGGCACGACCCAATGAGGCGGCCGCATTTATCGCGGGCGACGAATCTGCAGATGCGCCTTTTGGCTCTACCGTCGCGATCGCTTGCGAGGGCTGAAAGCCATTATCAGCGGTGATGCAGCCGATCGTTACCGACTTGTCGGATCCGGCTTTTTGCGGATCGCGGGTAGCGAGGCGTTTGCAACCGGAGACGGGCGTCTGATCCAGCGACATCTGCGGTGCAACCTGCTGTGCTGAGGCAGATTGCATGTACAGCACCGACAATAGGATGATCATTATCGACTTCATGAAAGGCTCCTCATATTTCGGCGGCGGCAGCGAATAAGGCTGTCATGGCGGCCTCATCGTAAACAAGGGTGGCGCTGATCCACTGGGCCAGGACATCGCCCGGTTTGACCGGCGCGTTTCGATGCCAGCGGCGAGCGACGGGGTCGGTTGGATCGGCGGGAAGGGCGTCGATGATATCCTGAAGGCGGCCTGCATCATCAAGCGCCTGTGTCATTTGCCATGAAGACACGGCGCCCACCTCGCCGCTGAGGCCGATTTCCTTCAGCGTTTGCGCCAGCTGCTCAGGACCGCCGACACGATCGCGAATATCCTGCACCTGCGCGGCGGCCCGCGCATCGACCGCCGCCATCGTGGGCGCATCGATCTCGCCTGCGTCATAGAGCTGCTCAGTCCAACTGCGGCCGCGTATCCCACGCTCGCTCACAGCGATGACATCCGGCCGAATAATCAACTGACCCGCCGGCAATTCGACAAACATCGGCACCGCGTCGCCGATTTCGGGTCCGGCCACCACCGCCACACGACCGGTCCATCGCGTCGTGACCCCGCCGCCGGTCGTTTCGACTAGGTCGTAGGACAGTCGCCGCGATACGCCAGCGGCATAAATCTCACTGGCATCGGCGCCGCTCAACAGGATGTGAACCGCCAAGCCATCAACAGAAATGTCCGCCTCGATCGGCGCGCCGCCATTGAGGGTCGCGAGGGGGTGCGGCAGATCGCTATAGCGCACGACCAGACTCATCGCGCGTCCCGTCATGTCCTGAGGCGTACCTGAGCTATCCATCAGCACAACGACGATGGCTTTTGGCTCCCCGGCACGCACGATCAGCGCGCCGGCGGGAGAGAGGCCCGCCAGGGTCATCACATTGTCCTTCCGTCTAGAAAATCAGTCGGCCATCCAGCGAATGGCATCAAATGCGGCCTGCTTGGCGGGCAGGCCCTCCGCCGCGCGAATGGCGCGCTTGGCCGCGCAGGCGACCGCCTCCACCCGCGCGATTTCCGATCGGGACAGGGTCATCCCCCCATCGAACCGGTCGATCACCGTCGCCAGCCCATCACCGGACGCCGCGGCCTCCGCCATCGCGAAGGGAAAGCGCGCGATCGTCGCGGCTTCGTCCATCTCGGCCAATTCCCCTGCCCCCCGGCGA